CGTGAACGACAATAAGCGCCCCGCTACGTTGAATCGGAACTGATCACCAATCTTACTAATCGATATCGTCCTTACAGGTGGATGCCCAGCATATCCGAACCCGAACCAATCCGAGAAATAGCCAGCATCGAATTCAAAGTAATGCACGTACTTGCCTCCTGCATATATCTTTGCATTCGCAGCTGTGCCCGAGTACCACTTCTTAAGCTCTACTCCAGCTACAACATTACCGCTTGCATCATGGATCATACATTCATATGTTCCAAGGCATCGAGGGTCGCAGCTGTCATTAATTGACCACACGAGATAGTAGGACGCTTCGAAGTTTTTTGCGCCCTTAACCCCTTGACTGTCTGCGGGTATCTCTTTAGTAACGGACGGTCCGCTTAATTCAGAAGACTTATTAGAGCCGTAGCTAGATGGTGTGATGTACTTACCGCCCGACTCCTTGACTTGCCACGCACCTTGATATAGGTGCCCTTCGTGCGACTTACCAACGTTTTTGCTCCAACCATTGAGCGTAGCCTCGTTGAACTTGTCATCTATAAGCGTCTCACTCTCCGTATGGGAGGTTGTGTCAAGCTCTTTAGGGTCGCCTAGCTGTATAACGTGGCTCTGTGCGTCGGAAAATACCACGTAGCCACTCTCTCCGTGCTGTGCCTGGGCGAAATCAACGGAGAACAGAGGCGAACTAGGAACGGTACCGTTGTAATTAATATTAAATACTCCATTAATAGCCTGTACCGTGTACTCGCTCGTGCTGAATTTGAACGGTGTTAGGCACAAAATCTCGAAATCAGCTACTACAGAGTTACGACCTGTTGGCACGTCTCCGCAGTTTCTCGGTGTCCCTATATAGAATCGGTCGTCTTGGTCTGCAAAGATAATCTTTGCGTTGACAGTATTAAGCACCTCGTTCAGCTTATCGTATGCGTTCCGAAATGCCCCGCTATCGGCACAAATTAGCTGATAGGTAATAGTTATCGACCTCGACGGATATCGTCTGTTTTTAAGGATTGAGCCGTCTCTAGAGGCTATATCTGCAGTAGTAAGGTCAGAGGCGAGAAGTTCCCGCCCCTGTACCGTTAGTGTTCTATATCCAGGTATGATGTCCTCGATATATCTACCGTTAATCGACATTGCCTCGTTAGGTCTCACCGCAGAGGTCTGATTAGATGTTGTATCAGTGAATTTATACATGATTAAAACCTTCCCTTTCTTCTGCGGTCGCGCTTTTCATTCCTCGCCTGTAGCTCTGTGAGATCGTCAACAGTCGCATATGCAACTTCTCTGCCGTCAATCTCGCTATGTACATGCACCTCGTACCTTGCAGCAGAGTTGTATTCGTACTCGTTAGATAGTCCAAGATTACCGCCACCAATACCAACCATGCCTAGCTGCGGCGAGAATGCACCTGATAGCTTTGAACTAGCAACTCTTACATCTCTTATCTTGCTCTTGATACCGTTAACAAGTCCTTGGCCTATATAGGCGCCATTGTCGAACTGCTTATGCGAAGGCGAGCGAATTATCTGTGCCTTCTTAATAGCGATGTCCGCTGCATTAGACAGAGTCGTAGCTATACTCCTTACCCTGCCTATCTGGGATGCCATACCGTTAGCAAGCCCTACACCGATATAGACACCCGCTGAGTATGCTCCGCTACCTGCAGAATTAAGAACACTCTTGATGGTGTTGCATATACTCCGCGCCTTTGTTACAGCGGAATTCAGTCCACTAGATAGGCCATTGTTAAAGTTATTACCGACTGCCGAGCCCGAAGAGGTTGCGCCTTGTGCTGCGCCACTAAACGCAGACTTAAGTTTGTTCATTGCCGAGCTTGCTGCAGAGCCTATCGCATTTAACCCTGACTTAACTATGTTGATTGAGCCCACCATAGTTACTAGTGCTGATGCAGAGGCTTTAGCGTTACTTGCTATTGTTCTCATCGATACGTTGACCGCCTTGAGTGCGAGTGCAAGGACTGCAACTCCGACCGCCGCCAAGCCTACCATGATACCGAATAACAGGAACATAATACCGCCTGCCATTGCCATTGCTCCAGCTCCGATTAGCATTGCTCCCGTAGCTAGAGCCATTACACCGAATGCGATCATAGCTATTCCTAGCACTATTGCTCCAGCCGCAGCAACTACACACGCTGCACCAACTAGCGCTATACCTCCTGCTGCCTGTAAGCCGTATTGAGCCGCCATAGGTAGTACGTTAATGAGTCCGGTAACAGAATCAACTAGGCTTGAGAACGCAGTAACTACTGCTGCTATTCCCTTCGCCGCTAGCCATATGCCTGCACCTATCATCAGTACCATTGCACCGAACGTTAGCATCGCTGGGATTGCTGCATCGAGAGCGGGTCCGAACTTAGCGAATGCTATTACAAGTAGTCCTATAGCTATTGCCATACCCGCAAGAACCGCAACGGCTAACCCTCCGCCATCGGAGATAGTTTTCGCTGCCTTAGACAGTATCCACATTCCTGCAGCACACAGCACTATAGAAGCACCGAACGCTAACATTGCAACTGACATCGCTTTTAGCTTTGTCGGATTCATCGAGCTCATTGCCTTTGTGAGCGCTACTAGGCCTACACCAAGTAGTCCTATAGCAATCGCCATTCCAGCGAATACGCCTATTGCACCCTTACCCGACTTCGCAAGCATTACCGCAGCTTTAGCCATTATATAGAAACCTGCAGCTATCATCAGAACACCCGCACCCGTAGCCATAAACGCTTTTGCAGAACCTAACATTTGCGATCCCGATACTTTAGCTGCTGTGCCTACTTTAGGTAGCACGCTTGCCGCTGCCTCCGCACCTTTTGCTGTCGCGTTAAGGTATTTAGCAGCTTTAAGTGCTATCTTTAGCCCTATAAATACCTCTATAAGCTCTGGTATGTGGTGTATGAGGTATGCTATAGGCTTCGCATTTGCCTTGGCTGCACTTGCTAGGCTCTTCATTGCACTAGCTGCGCTTTTTGCCCCTGACTCGAAGTTTTTTAGCCCATCTTTTGCCTTGAGCTTGTCGAGTTCTTTACCTATTGCACTAAATGCCGAGCCCCACGCTTTGCCCGCACCTTTAAAAGCATTACTTAAGATTGCGAACCGTTTCGATATACCCTCCATCATACTCGATAGGATTGATACTCCGCCTCTAGTGAGTGCGTCGAATGCTGGTGCTAGACCCGAGGCTATAACAGCCCTCAAACCCTCTGCAGCTTGACCTAATGTCTTGTACTGCTGAGCCTGTTTCATGAGGGCTTTGTTGTCTGACATCTTCTCCATTGCCTTGAAGAAGTCCTCGGTCTTGACCTTGCCATCTTGGACATTATTAACTAGTTCAGCCGTTGTCATACCCATAGCCTTCGCTACTTGAGCGAGACCAGCTGGTGACTGTTCGAGCATCAACTTAAAGTCCTGCCACGCAACAGTAGGCTTAGCAGCCATCTGAGTCGCCTGAGTAGATATCGTCTTCATGGCTTGCTTAGGATTTTCAGACGCGGCAGCAACCGCACCAAATCCCTTTACAAGGGATGTAGTCGTCTTCTTGTTGACCGCATAGAGCTGTGCGAATGTAGACGCCATATCTTTTGAGGAATATACAGTCTTAACCGCGAATGCTTGCAAGTCCTTCTTCGTGGCTCGAATCTGTTTTTGACTCATGCCAGACATAGCCATGTTATTTGAGAATGATTTCCACGCACTATTAGTCTCGTTGACTTCCGACATGAGATTACGCATCTCGTTACCGAGGAATCGTACTGCTCCGCCACCTATCGACATCAGCGCACCGAATCCGATACCACTCTTTAATCGAGATCCAAGAGAATCAGTCGTACCTAGAACCTTCTTAAAGGTCGACGACATGTTCTTATCCTGCGCCGATAAGAGAGCTTTTACGGAAAAAGATTCAGCCATTATTCGTCCGCCCTCCTTTCTTTCAAAAATTTACTAAGCGCAGAGAGACGACCCTTTTCGGACTTCTTACTCTGCACCTTCTTAATTGCTTTGTCATAATCGAAGAACTTGATAAACTTATCAAATACTGGTTTCTGCTTATTCTTACCAACATTCTTTTTGGCGGTTGCCTGGAAGTTGAGGTATGCCTGTAGGTGATTCCTATAGTCCCTGTCAACTTGCTTAAGATTCTCCGCATCAATCAGAATGTTGTATTCGTAGATGGTTAGCCTATCTACTTGGTCGAATGAAGTGAATCCGAAGTATCGGAAACAATCTATAGCCACTTGACGATACAAAGCCTCTTCATCTAGATAATCTCGTCCTCCAGCTCCATCTCTGCCTTCTTCTTCGCTACCATATCCTTCATATCCTGTACTAGCCTCTTGGTAGCATTGGCTGTCTCTAAAAAACCTATCACGTCGTTAAATACTCCGTCGATATCGGTCTCCTCATTGTCCAGGAACTCGTCAATCTCGGGTAGCGTCAACCTAGGTGACTCGGTCTTATTAGCGGTGAAGATAGCGTCTGCAAGAGCCTCTACAGAGTTATCCATAAGCTCTGCAATCATCCACTTCACGCCGACGTTTTCCGTTACGCCCTTCATACCCTCTACGGGTACCACGTTACGCTTGTTAACTTCCCTTAAGAACTTCATTCCGAATTTTAAAGGATAAGATGTTCCGTTTATGATGATATCTGCCATTGTTATTCTCCTTTACTAAAAATAAAATGGAGTGACTTGCGCCACCCCATAGTTAAACTCCTTATGCTCCAGCTACTGAATCTTTAAATACGTAGCTTGCCATCTCCTGCTGTGCTGTTGTAACTGTCACATCTCCTTTGACGCCTGTGCCGTTGATGCCGAACGTAAGCGAGATTTCCACGGACTCGTCAGCGTTAGAGTTCTTCTCAAACTCTGTGAGATAGCCCTGGAAGTACATTCCCTTGAACTTATTAGTTCCCGTTCCAGGCTCTTCGAGGTTTGCCTCCCAAATCTCGATAATCTCGTTAGAATCAAGCGCACCCTCTAGCTTATCAATCATCTTGTCACCTTTTGCCATAAGAGATGAGCATGTAATCTCTGTCTCAACAGCTCCCGGTGTCCTTACACTGCCATCCTTAGTCGCAGTTGTGTCGGCATCCCTTGACTTCGTACGGCCGTTTTCCGTTACAAACGCCAATAGGCTCCCCGTTTCGCTCTGCGCCTTAGAGAGAAGACGGTATAGGTATACGATCTTCTTACCCGATACAGCAACAGCGAACTGCTGTAAATTAAACTTATTCATATTTCCTCCTAACTAAAATGAAAACGCAGCTCTACTACTCCATGAAGTAGTGGCTGCTTAGTAGTATTATCTGTCAATATTCGTGTTTGTCCGTTGCGGTAATCCCATGTATAATGCCCTCCATTGAGTTGCATTACTGCCTCTTTAATCTTGAGCATAAGGCTTGATACAGTACCGCGCTCCTCTGGTGTATTGTGCCACACGTGTACAGTAAGTGATACGGTGCCAAATATAGCGCTCTTGTTGGCATCATCTACTTGATACGCATCTCCAAGATATACGAACGGATAAGGTGTGCCTTCTGGAGGCAAGAATCCATCATATACGTTTTCTTTCCCTATTACGGCCTCGACCGCTAATTTTACTTTGGTGAAAAGTTCCTGTTGTGGATCTATCATTCCGTTAACCTCCTCATATCTCGCTCAAATTGAGCGCCTACTTTCTCGATTGCTGGCTTTACCACTGGCTCGGGTTCCATGAACCTTGTACCGAATTCCGTGTAAGGGTTGTACGACATAGCTGTTCCTGCCTCGTAACTCATACCGCCATCTAGTGGATTACCGTTTACACTATCAGCGGTATTTTGCTCTGAATACCCCTTAACATATGCCACCTTGGTATTAGCCTTAATATCTCGTTCAAGCCGGTTACCATTAGTTGATACGACAGTCTTAACATCATTAAGAGTCGCATTCTTACGTAGCTTGCGATTTAGCTTGTCAAGACCAACAATCTTGATACTAGTCCCCATTACTGCACCTCCGACACGATAAATGTCTCCTTGGTTCTTAATCGTCTTCGCTGATCAACCGCATACGGTTTGCCGGCTATTTCGATGCGGTCAAATGGCTGTTCGAAATGCCCCTGTATCTGCACTACTAGCGCCCCTTGCCTTATCTCACCATATAAGAGCCTCATCGTCTCTTGGCCGGCATTCATCACACTTGCATGCGTAACCGTTTTCTCCGGAGAGGCTTTCTCATAATTGCCAGTCTCGGCATTATAATCGCCACGTCTGAACTTTACGAAACTTATAAGTGTGTCGTACCTCATAACTGAACCCCCTTTACAGAAAACGAATAACACCCCTGTTCGACTCTTTCTGCGCGTTGAGATAGTCCTGTATCTCTCCTGCGTATGGTGCAAAATCGTCGTCAGACCACCTCATTGATTCGCCCTCAACGGTGTGACTTGCAAGTCCCTCGGAACCTATCTTGTTGAACCTCGATATGCACACCTCGGTGACTATATAGGACAGCTGTTCAGGAATGCTAGAGACGCCACCAAGTTTCCACTTAAGTCGCGCCTCTGTTAGTTCCTTAATAGCTTTCTTCTGTTCATCGAGTGTGCCAGTCAACATTACTGTTACGTTGTCCGACATATCGACCTCCTACTTCTTGCTGTCCTTCTCTTCTGTCTCTTTGACTTCTGTCTCTTTGACTTCTGTCTCTGGAGTATCCGAGGTTTCCTCGTCATCTTCCTTTGACGATTCATTCTCTGTCACCTCTTCGGACTTCTTGCCTATAGGGACAGTCTTAACAGCTTTAATCATCGGCTGTCCCTGTAGGTTATCTGACCCTAGGAGCTCTTTGATTCGCTCCTCCGATGGCTCAAGTCCCTCTCTTGGGTATGCATCTCCTACGTCATATAGGTATTCTGCATCCTGTAGATCTAAAAATGCGTTAATTACGATAAACATAATTTACCTCCGTTCTTTAAGCACCTGCGACAATCTTGCCCTTGATTACTCCGTCGACTTCCTCTGGGTAGAATACGACTCCGGACATAATGAGTGTGTCGAGCGATGCTCTGTCAGATGCAACGTTGTGAGACATTCCCACGAGTCCGCTCTCATCGAATGTTAGTCCGAAATCCTGTGCAACATCACCGTTAGCTGGCACATACGCACCGTTTAGGTTCTCTGTAGCCGTTCCGATTGGTGCTCCCTTAGTAACATTAGACGATAGAATCGCTGTTCCTAGTCCTAGGAAGTTAACGATGTACGAGAATCCGAATGCTGTCTGCATTGTAACTGTAGCCTTGCCGAGATACTCTGCAACGTCTTCTGGATTGATGAAGAATACTGGTGTAGCATCTACATCCTCGAATCTTGTCTGTAACTTACCCCAGATTGCGGATAGAGCCTCCTGTAGGTTCTTGCTCTGTGCGGCTGTTCCTGTGCCTGTTCCTAGCATCGTGAAGAAATCCTTCTTGATGTCCTTACGAACCTCGCTAACAAGTTTCTCGTCAGTCTTATTGATTGCGACGTCGTGTCCGGACTTCTGGATGTCCTCTGCAGTAACGAGCTTGCGGTACTTCTTGAGCCTTAGCTCGTGAGTCTTAACAAGCTTACGAGAAATCTTAGTTAGGTTGATAACCTCTCCTTCTGCCACCTGTTCTGGGCTGTTCTCCTTCTTAAGCTCGTACTGTTTAATGTTAGTACCAGCAGCCATTGGCTCCATTTCAGTAATACCGAGCACCTCCTGCAGCTTCACGATATTATCGACAAGTCTGTTAGTGTGATCAATCGAGATAGCTGGTTCTAGGTCGCCAGTAACTGTAGTATTCTCGATTACTGCAAATCTCTGTAGTTCAAATCTCTTGTTCATAGTTCTTACTCCTTAAATAAATTCATATTTTCTTTGATTAACTTCTGTCGCTCCTTGAGGTTCTTCACCTTCATGATTTCCTCTTTCGTGAGCGTGCTTGAGCCTCCCGATGGTGGTGTTTTACCCTTAAGAGCTTCCTTAACACCTTCCTGTACCGCTGCCTTAATTGCCTTGGAGAATGCTGCAACGTTCTCTTTTGTTGCCTCAGCATCTTCACCTATAAGGTTAGCGATTAAGTTGTCTGGAATCTGGATATCTGACTCAGAGAGTATGCCTCTTGCAGCACTCGCTAATTCGCTACGTGTCTTGTCCTTCTTCATTGACTCTAGCTCTTTCTGCAGTTCTTTAAGCTGCTCCTCTGCGGTCATGTTGGCAAGCTTTTCAGCCTCCGAAATCTTCTTTGCCTGCTTTTTTTCCCACTCTGCAAACTTCTTATTCAGAATCTTGTTGACGTCTTCGTCTGAATACTTCTTACCGTCGTCACCAGCTGGATCATCTCCTGGATTACCGCCGTCTCCTCCGCTTGGGTCTCCTCCGTCATCTCCGCCTTCTGCGAACTTCTGCAGATTCCAACGCTGATTCCATCGTTTTAACTCTTCGTAGTACATAAAATTACCTCCATGTGTTTATAGATACAATGCTTATCGTTTCCGTAGCTTTTATAGCCAGCCACGCCTGGGCTCTTCCATTGCTTTTATCGACTTCAATGCTTGGTCTAGTCCGCATGGACTATTACATAATCGGGATAGCTAGCTGCAATCCCATTTACGCCAATTAAAAAAGAGCTAACGAGTAACTTGTACTCTTCGCTCACTTCTCCTATAGGGCAAATTCGCCCAAATCCTGCCTCTGATGAGGTTTTGTAATCGCCGCCAGTTAATTCCTTAGCTGACTCCTCCAACGTCTGATACAGGGCAGATACACCAGCGCAGACGATATCCGAGCCACGTGGCATATATCCCGCATGACCATTTACCTCTACAGAGTAGTTATTAACTTTTATTTGTATCATCCTCATACCTCTCCGCGAACGTCTCTGGCTTGCACACCGAATAACTGCCGTGGGTATCTCTTACAAGGTAATCCCCTGTCGTTGCAGTCAATATTCCGTTTGCATTAAAAAAAGCACCGCCTAAGGCGATGCAAGTCAAGCACAAGTTTTATTTAAAAACATGCTTGTACTTCTTCCTCAAACTGTCCATATCATTGCTCAGTTTTTTAATCAATGGTCTTTCATCCTTTAAAATAAAACGGGCAGTTTCTTTTCGTATTCCACCATAATTATCTTCGATTTTTTCGCACTCGCGGTTGAAGGCCGCCCATATTGCGTCAGCCTCATCCTTGTACTTCGCTGCATCTGGGTGTTTCTCATTTAATTTTCCGCTCATAGTCAAATTTTAGCTCCCTGCTCAGCAATCGCATAACATAATCATACCCGTCCACGTCTATGTCAAAATCGGTATTATTAACAGATTCCTTATAGCTCTCCACTCTAAACAACTCCCTAAATCTAGAATACACCTCATCCCACGACGAATCAAGGGTATTGCGTTGTCTCCACATCTCATACGAGTATGAGCTATCAGAGGCCCTCATATATGCCTCTTTGTTGGCTATGAGTCCCGCTGCGTCATCCTCGCTAAATGAGTAATTTGTCTCAGTGTCGAGATGATTATGGTAGGAGTAAGCTCCTTCGCGTCCGCTCCGAATTCCTGTGAGGTTTACCCCACCAGCGCTACCTTTTGTTACCCATATCTTACCATCAGATGTAATTGTTACATCCCACTCAACATCAGCACCCGCAAACTTCCGTTCAGCAGCATCAAGTATTTTCATGACGCGCGGTTTATCAGAAAAATCAACATTTCCTATGTGTTTTGTTTCGCCCTCCTTGATATCAGGGTTGCCAGAGCCTCTGCCAAATCTCAAAGCCTCCTTCCAATCATCAAGACCTCCGCTGAATGTTCCATCCGATTTAGCGTCGAGCCAGTCATTATAGGCTTTTTCATCTACCCACGGTGCTGTAGAGCATCGGCAGTGTGGATGCATAGGCGGTGCGTTATCTCCCGGCAAGAAATCTTTGACCTTAAAGTGCTTACCGTTGAGAGCGGTACAAAACTCGCAAGGGTGAGGACCCAAAGCCATGAACTCGAACTCCTCAACACCGTTGCGATCATACTGCTGCATAGCCGCCTCTGTTCTGCAGCGTTTTAATTCGGTGTGTAATAGCCTCTTTGCCTCATATAGCGACGAGCCAAATATCCGCTTAAACGCCCTATAATCTGGTCGCTCACCGCGTATCATAGAGGCTAGAAGCGACTGTTCTAACTTCTGCTTTAGATACGAGTTATTAACCCATATCCTCTCGGAGAAGTGGGCGCTATGGAACGATGCGTTAACGATAGCGTGGACTTGCTTATCATTAACACCTATAGTGTCTCCCATAATGCCCGCTTGCCTCTTTATCTCGGCGGCAGTGTTGCTATCGAGCTTCGAGGTGTAATACTTGTCGAGTGAATCAGAGAGTGCAACAAGGTGTACTCCAATCATCGATTTAAGCATCTCAAGTCTATTGATCTTCATAGTCAGATTGTAGAGTCTCATCGCTTGATTCGCCTCTGGGCTGAAATCCTTATCAGCAACTACCCTCTTTGCCAGTCGCTCATATGCCTCTATATCGAGCTTATCCGTGCGCTTCTTCGCCTCTGATATGCTGATGCCTTCCTTTGCAGCATAACGGCCGTAGAACGCATCTATCTCCTTCTGGATGTCCGCTAACGACTCTCTGTACATCCTATCAACAACCTTATCGTACTTAGCCTCGTCGGTGATGTTCCGCTTGCGCTGTTCCTCTTCTCGTTGTCTCCAATAGGTACTAAGCTTCGTCGCCATCTCCTGCGCCTCCTAGGTTACCGAACATCTGACTTGCACTCTCTTCGTTCTCTGCCTTAATCTTCTCAAGCTCAGCTTTCGGATCATCAACGACCGATAGAGTTTTAAGCTGCGTCTCCTTAGAGGTAATACCCTCGAGATTCTTTGCAGTCTCCGCCTCATCACCAAGATTAGCCGGATAGTTCATGGTGAAGTGATAGTCTATCTTCGCCCACGCATCGCTTTTCATGCCCGATAGAGGATTCGAGAATATAAGCTTATATCTGCGGTTCATAGCCGATTGGAACTTGAGAGCCTTGAACGTCGCAAGATTCTGCATAGCGAGTAGCTTATACTTGAGAGCTACCCCCGACGCCTGCCCTGCGAAGTTCTCATCAGATATGTTCGCTATCATTGACGTTGCAAATATGAGTTTCTCTAGTCTATCAAGTAGATTCTCCTGCGTGTCGTCAGCCTCTGGCTTTTGGAGAAAATCAACATCTGCCTTGTTTTCGCCATAATTACCACTAAAGTTGATTATTCTGTTTCTACGAATCTCGGGAATCGTCTTCTCATCAACTCGCGGACCTAGAATCTTCATGTATGCATCAGCGAAGTAATCGACATCGTTAGCTTTCTCACTGAGAGCCTTGTTGTATGCATCAATCTGCGATAGCACCGATTCGTACAGTCCCATACTCTCTGCGTTCGCCCTATACTCTACTGCTGGCACTCCGTCAAACCCATGTATTACTGGATCATCATCCCACTTTATACTTGGATTCTTTGTGAAGTACTGAACATGTGTTGAATCAGACCATGACCCTCGCTCAATCTTGTTACTATCTTTGTAATAGCGGATAAAAAATAGTGGTCGCTCAAGGATAGAGTCGTCCACTAAAAAGAATGATTGAAGAGGGCTAACCTCCGTGTAACAAATCTCTGCATCTTCATCTACGTATAGCAGTTCGTGGAAGTCGCCGTGTATATCAGCGCCCTTAGCAAGTTCGAGGTTGTGATTGTCCTCGTCGTTGTATAGGCTTAATCTTCCTAGGTACTCGTCGATGTTGCTGTCGTCCGAATTAATCTTGATGGGAACACCGCAGAAGAACCCGACGAATGTGTCCGTCAAATACTTTGCAAAATTTGCTGAAATCCTAACGTCTGGCTTGTAATCCTCTTTCTTCGGAGCACCGAAAATCTTGTATTTGTTCTCGTATGCGTCCTGCAGTACCCTATTCCTCTTGCTAACATCCTTCTTATGTAGGTTAATGTACTTCGCCAACAGTTGTGGCGTCATAACTGTATCTCGTGATATCTTGTATCGCATTACAGCCCTCCTCTTACGCTGTTATATGTCATCTCATCATCAACGATATGCGGTTCAATCCCATACCTCATAGCATCCATTAAGTGGTTGAAGTCGTCTATCGGCTTATTGAGGCTCTTACCGAACTTGTCCTTTGCCCAGGTATAGTTACTTATCTCAGTTAGGAAGTTCACGCACCTAGGATGTATGATGATCTCAAAGTCCTGGATAAACTGCACACCCGAATTAATAGAGTCTTTACCCTTTTTAGAACCACGCACATTCAGTCCGTAGCCCCTTAACTCGTCTATTGACTTGGGCTCTGCACCGTCAGCAACGAAGGGATCCTTAGCATGTCCCATAGAGCTAATCTCTTGATGTATAGCTCTGTTCGACAGCCCCTTTTTGTAGAACTCGTCGTACACCCATATCTTGCGAGCATCCGTGTCTATATAGCCATCAAAAAAGGCAGCCGGGTCGTTCGTGTAACCGAAGTCTAGACCGTAGGCTGACTTTATGTCGTAATTATTCTGTATTCCCCTAAGTGTAAACTCTTGCTCTTTCCAGTTCTCGTATACTAGACCTTCTACAACTCCCCAACCGCCGAGACCCGCTACTGCATATCTTCGAGGGTTGCGAACTCTCATTCGCTCGAAAGTCCTCTTGTCGGCAACGTCTAGCCACTCATTGCATAGGTAGTTGGTAGTTAGTGCAAGTATGTCGGCATCCTCTACGTCGAAAAACCTTGCCTTTAGCCAGTGCTTTTCGTTCCAAGGGTTGAATGTTAGCGTTATCTGTTTGAAGAGGTTATCTGGCACAACACCTCTGATAGATTCGTCTATCATGTCAAAGTCGCCCTCTGTCATAACCTCATAAGCTTCTTCAATCCAGCACCAACATAGCACGCCCTTGCTTACAGCAACTGATGCAATCTTAAACGGATCGTCAAGACCTCTGAATAGTATCTTTTGTCCTGTAGGCTTATAAGTCGCCTCTAGTGGAGACAGTTTGAACTCCCACTTATCCAAGACCCCTAGCCGATTTGCTGCCCACTTTAAGTCACTATAGCAGCTATCCTGTAAAGTTCTGAATACCTTACGCACTACAAGAGTATTAGCTTCCGGATACCTCATCATTGAGGCGATAATCCACAGCGCTGTAGTCTTTGACTTCTTCGAGGCTCGAGAACCCTTAACGACTCTATATCGTCCTTTGAACTTCCAAAACTCACCATAGCCCTTGCCGACTAGCTTAGGGATATCAACTTGCTTTTTACTCTTCAATGTCATCATACCCCACAAACTGAACTGTGATATTTCCACCAATAGCCCCTTCTCCGGTTAATGCTTTATTGATAGCAGCTGTCTTTGACTTAATATATTCAACTCTTGACTTCTGCTCCTCCGTCGCCATATCCCAGTCACGGTGCAACATCTCATCATACTGCTTTATTAAGCTACGTAGCTCACCCTGCGCCCTTGCTTGTGCCTTAAGGAAATTATTCTGCTTATCCCATGCCTGCTGTACTTCCCACTTTGCGCCGACTATATTACCTTTTTTAACCTCTACTTGTTCAATTGTCTTGTCATATTCATTTTCCACAAACGCAATTCGCTGCGCTCTGATAATGGCAGCATAGGCAATCTGTATCTGATGCCACAATAGGTCAAGTGGATTAGCCTGTTCGACAGCCTGTACGATATCAAGTGTTTCTTCCGGGAGATACTTCGAAAAGAATCCGTACTTCTCGGCATTCTTATTGCCCGCAGGACCCGTAGCGTTCTTGTTACCAAGCTGTGCAATAGCATTTTTGTGTGCACCCTTTTTCTTTTTTTGTGTGCACCCTTTTCTATCCCAGTTATATCTCTTCTTCCACGACTTTACCGTGTTGAGACTAACACCATATTTATCGGCAATGTCTTTATATTTCATGCCGTTCATATAATCTTGTTCAGCTAGTTCGTACTTCTCCTTTGCCAAGCCTCACCACCTCTCTTTTCGTCGTTTTGTAAGTATAAAAAAAGAGCCCCGGAGGACTCTTTGCTTATTTAATCTTAAACATAATAGGTGTCCGTCTTTTATGGACATATACCCTTATAATGTCACCTTCTTGCGGAACAGTCTCACACGCAAAAACGAATGTTTGTGCCGAGCAAGCATCTATTTTTAAAATATCTGCCTCAGTTTTATTATCCGCCCTTTTTCTGCGAACCTTGTAGTGCTTACCATCCCGCTCCATATCGAATTTTGTAAGAAAAACAGCAATATCTTTTTGGTTGAAAACATTCACTAAAATCGCATGTTTATCTATCTTCTCTACATAAGGGCGTTCATTTTCAGAAAACAAAGAGAGATCAGGAATATGTTCAATTTCCAACTTCCCCTGTCGTTTCCACCAAGTCCCTAGCACAAGTCCAAAAACTACACCCAATATATTTGATGTCGTCACAAAATGCCAAAATTCAATTAAAAACCACTTCATACAAGCCTCCTAAAATCAAAGTGTAACAAGTGTATCACAAAAGAAAACCCGACACCAAACGGTACCGGGCAACACCTTATTAAGATGACTTTAAATGGATTTGTTCAAGCAGTGCCGTGAGGGTCTATCCTCCCCCTCTCCAGCTTTGCTTGAGTATATCATATTTTAGAGAACCTACTATAATCAACTATAATCAACTATAATTTACGTAAAATCTCACGATGTTTTTGAAAAATTCGTTGATTCGAATAATTAAATGTCTTCGCAACGTCTTTCCAGGGTAACCCCACGATGTATCTTGCATACACGATATCCCTGTGGAGCACCTCGTCTAACGTCCTCATAAAATCATACGCCCTGTTGATTAAATCGTTAAGCTCCTTGGTGTCATCAATGAGCTCCCGCCGTAAATCTACAGCCTCGCATAGGCAGTCGCTAGCTGAGTTGTTTACACTTGACTGTACGCGCTCCTTATACTCTATAGCTCCTCCAGTTGCTCTCGTCTCGTACAGCTCAATGCATCTCTTCTTTCGTGCAATCTGCTTGCGTAGTTTTGGTATGCGCAGTAGCTCCTCTTTAGTTATCACAGCCATATTCAATCTCCCAGTTCAGATAAACTCTAGCTTTCTTAAGGTCTTCTGTGCGATTCTTTTTGTCCGCTCTCAGCAAATACTTAAGTGCACAGCCTCTACAATGCGCTTTGAAACCATCCTCTCCCAGTACCGCCTTTATGACATCGATTGCCTCCACATTTAGTCCGTCTAGCGTGTAGTGGCTAGGGCTCTTGATTACGTCCTGTGCGGATTTCACACGCTGGGCACCATCCCCGTCCTTGATTCGCCTCTGCTGCCTCTGAATCTTGTATTTCTTGACCACATCGACCTGCTCATCAGGTATGTTCCGCAAGTACTTAATTTGCGAGATCATAATCTCAACATCGGCTATTTCCTCTGCTAGGTGTGTATCACTGCTACCGTCCAACGCCTCTATCAGCTCGTTAAGTTCCTCTTTGCATTTCTCTGTCTGTCCTTCTAACCCGTAGTGGTCGGCTATGTATTTCAAATCATTGTTAATCATTCTGCGCCTCCTTAATTCTCTTAATTCGTGCCTTAAGCGATTCCATGACGAACTGCTGTACGTCGTCTTTCCTCGCTAGTGCCGCCATAACGTCCTCGTCTCTTGTCCCTTCACACACTAGATGGTGCACTATGACCTTCTCTGTCTGCCCCTGTCTATGCAGCCTCTTGTTAGCCTGTGTGTATAGTTCGTAATTCCAGTTGAGACCAAACCACACAACGTGATTACCGCCTTGCTGTAGGTTAAGTCCATACGCTGATGATGCAGGGTGCGTAAGCAGTATATCTATCTTGCCCGCGTTCCAGTCGTCCTCGTCCTCTGTCGTCTTAAGCTCTCTTACAACAAGACCCGTCTTGGCTAGTGCCTTCTGGAGTCTCTCCCTATCGTGCTGATAGTTATAAAAGACTAGTGCGTTCTTACCCGAAGCGCTAAGGCTCTCGATAAGCTCCATAAATGCCTCTATTTTGCACCCGTGCACCTCGTGTACACTGTGGTCTTCGCCGTAGATTGCGCCGTTGCCTAGTTGCAGTAGCTTGTTTGATAAAGCAGCTGCACTCGTAACTGTTACTTCGTCGTCCGGAAGTTCAAGCACCATCTCTCGCTCCAGCTCTCTATAGGCTTTTGCGGCTTTAGGATCTAGCTCAACGGGTATCTCGTGCATAATACAGTCTGGAAGCTCTAGGTAGTCTGCCGCCTTCATGGATACGCATATGTCCGATATGGCCGACAGTATTGCTTCTTCTGACCCTTGCTTGGCACTGTACTTGTACACAATGCCGTTGTGCCTTGGCCCCGCATCGAAGTATCTTTCGCGAAACCCAGCATATCTAGTGCCCAGCCTTGCGCCTTCATCTAGCAGATACAGCTGAGCCCAAAGGTCGGCAAGCCCGTTAGGTGAAGGCGTACCTGTCAGCTCTACAATTCGCTTAATCCTGGGCGCCATCGCAGAAAGCGCCTTGAACCTCTTTGCCTTATGACTCTTAAAGCTAGATGACTCATCTATGACAACCATGTCGAACGGCCAATCATTCTTGTAAAAATCAACTAGCCACACCACGTTTTCGCGGTTGATGATATAAATATCAGCTGTCTCATACAGTGCCCTTATACGCTTTTTCTCGCTGCCTAGTACCCTGCTGATGCGAAGGCACCTTGTGTGATCCCACTTGTCTTTTTCTTTTGACCATGTGCCCTCCGCGACCTTCTTAGGTGCGATAACAAGCACCTTGGATACTGCGAAACGGTTATACTTAAGTTCCTTGACTGCTGACAGCACTATCGAAGTTTTTCCAAGTCCCATATCCAAGAAGAGCCCTAGTCTAGGTGTATCAATAATGCGATTAACGCAGTGCCTCTGATAATCATGTGGCTTATATTCCACGCTTTATCACCTCCCAAGTCTTCGCTCAAGTCTGTATGCTGCGGTTTCTAGTCCGAACTCTAGGAAGAAGTCCCGAACCTCTGACAGCCCATGCAGCACTCTAACAGTCTGCCCTAGTTTAGCAATCTGTTTGCACTGTAGCTCTTGTAATTTTGATAACCTGCCTGTATCCGTTTTAAGTTCGACAAATACTATTTGTCCTCCGGGCAGCATTGCTATTCTATCTGGCACACCGTCATTTCCTGGACTGGTGAACTTATAGGCCTTGCCGCCCGCTCTCTTAATCTCTGCCGTGAATAATTTCTCTATGTCTTTCTCAAGCATTTTTGCGCCTCCAGTACCACACAGCACATTCTTTTTCTGCGGAGAATTCCGACTCCGTTACTACCCCGCCTATTGCTTTTCGTGCCTGTGTTAAATCAGATTTAAGAAGTCCGTATCTTTTAGCGTCATCTCTTAATTTCTTTATCTCATGGGGCTTGCCATCCTCTAGATATTTAGCAAGCCATTTTTCTGCATCAATAAACATTTTTGCGCCTCCTTAAACTCGTAAACTGACAACCAATAATATATATAAAGGTTAAAATATAGGATTTATAGAATTTATAGGATTTATAGACCGTATTTACTCTATATTTTTTATTTCTTATAGGTTTTTGGTTTACGTAGTTTACAAATAGATGTACTTATTAGTTTTTCAAGGGTTTTAGTGTAAACCAACTGTGTAAACTTGCCTGTAAACCGATTTTTTCGGTTTACAAAACTCTGTAAACCGTTTTTGTTGTAAACCGCTCTTTTTACTAAACGGTTTACACCCTTTTGAACCCTTTTTGTATGCCATATGGGCCACACCTTGTGGTAGATTTTGACTTCTGCCACTTAGGTATCTTCCTTAATACTCTTGCTATCTCGTTCCTATTCTGTGGCTTTAGGTACTTAATATCACCGCCTAGGCACTCCGCCCATATCTGTGCTATACACACTCTGTCCATTGGTTCAAGTTCGCCCTCATATGCTACGTTTCCGTTGAGGAACATCCTGCGTTCCTGCACCGTCATATCTAGCCAGTTTGTAGGTACTTTAGTGTCGAGGTAGTCTCTTATGTTGCCCTCAAGCGCAGAGTAGTCGCTGTGTTCGTCCTGTACTTCAAGTGCTATAGCCTCAATCTCTTTTGAAAGGAAGAGTTTTTCACCTAATAGATAGTATGCATAAGCTTCTGCCCATATCTGGTCTACTTCTCCCGGAAGATCGTCCCATACCGATTTAGTGGGCTCATATATGCCTACGTCTATAGGCCAAAATCTGCGATTTCCCGTATCATCTTTTAAGAACTCAACCTCGTTAGATGTTCCGAAGAAAACGCACCTACGGGGGTATCTAGCTGTCCTGCGGCCATATGGCGCACGGTATATGTCGTCCACCTTGGATAGGAACTGCTTAACTGCGTTAACCTCTTGTCTGTTCATAGCAGTTAGCTCTCCTACTTCGACTACCCATACACCTTGTATAAGCTCCGCCGCTTCCTTGCCTTCGAATGTGGTGAGCGAGTCACTGAACCAAGCTTTACCTATAGTAGATAGGAATGTACTCTTACCAATTCCCTGTGGTCCTGTGAGTATCGGCATGTTGTCGTACTTAACAAAATCCCTCATAGCTCTAGTTACGGCTGCGCATAATGACTTACGCATAACAGCCCTTGTGTATGGGTTATCTTCTGCGCCAAGGTAGTCAATAAGAAGTGTGTCTAGTCGCTTCACACCGTCCCACTTGAGCCCCTTAAGATACTTCCTAACGTCGTTGAACTTGTGCTTGCCCGATACGATAGTAAGTGCGTTACTGAGTAAGTCCTTGCCCTTGATGTCGTAGTAGAGCTCCATGTAGTTCGCGTAATTAGCATCGTCATTATCCGTCCAAGGTCTCTGATCAGTTCCACTGTCCCACGGCAGCGCTCCTAGCACGACACCTTGGTTGGCGAACTCATCAATGGCTATCTTGTCCTTAAGTAGTGGATCATGTTCGAGTACCATCACCGCATTGTTGATAGTCTTCTTAATCTGCCCGCCAGAGTCTAGTGCTAGCTTCGATATCCAGTCGGTGTCTGGGTCCTCTTCTGCTGTAGGCAATAGGTTATCTTCCTTAAATGCCTCATTAGCTGCCTCGATGCGCTCCCTAGCCATGATATCGGTTACAGCCTTATCGTTAGCCGCTAGGGTCTTCATGGCGAGGTATGACGGCATTTTAGCAGTAGGTGTACCCTCCTTAGCTCCGTCGTCTCTATCTCCGTACATGTGCAGTCTTATTAGGTCCCACGCATTAACTAGCTGTCCGCTGCACGGATCTGTAGCATGGTGAGAGAAGAGGAAGAGGTCGCCATCGTAGATAACAGCACCGCCCGCTGTACTACCGCCTGTATAGGTGTAGCGGTTAGTGTCGTCTGTCGGCTCATACATACCCGGTATGAACTTCTCCATTGCCTCTTGTATGGTATATGCCCTGCAGAACGCACCGACTATGCCGTGCTTCGTCGTGGGGTCTTCCTGCTTCGCAAGTCTTCTCTTTTCGATTGCATCTGCACCAGGTATCTGTGGCCATGACGATATATCTTGCCAGTTATCGTATAGTGCAAGTATGCCCTTCCCGGAGCAGAACGCATTATCGTATATCTCACACACGTACTGACTGTCGCTTGAGCAACTAGGCCAATACATAAGACGTGATGCCTCGAATGTAGTCGGGTCGCAGTACACTAGCCCTATCATCTCGGCTAGCTTACGAGCGATAGGCTCGTACTCGTCTGCTGTTACCGTCTGGTCAAGCGGGATAATGACTCTTAACCTAGGTGAGTAGTCGCTGTGCTTACGTGTGCTGTATACAGCTGCAGCGCAGCCTAGTGACCCGACGCGTTTAAGGATGTCTGCTGTACCGCCTCTAGGTACGTTGTCGAGGTCAAGAGTGACAAGGTCGCGCCCTGTCACTGCATCCGCCTTGCGGCGGCCTCCTGCGAGGCTGCCCCCGACAAAACCGCCAACGTCTTTTAATTCGTCTTGCTTGGCCTTTGTGTAGCCAAGATACTCCTGGAGTGTCTCCTTCGACTTAATAGGTGTCTTAAGCTTCTCGCAGTATTCCGACCACATTAGGCTGCCGGTTACCCAGTTAATGGACTTACGACTGCCTGCGGTCGCTATAGTAATTTTTCTATCGTTAATCATGAGATTTAATCCTTCATGTAGTAGTTTGATTCAAAGCCTGCGCCCGATAGCGGAAGGCCTTCTGCCCACGGTATCGGCTTGGCGAATATTGCGTTAACATCATCGAGCTTGTCATCTAGCTCTGCCTCTATGACAATCTCGTCGTGTATGTGCATAACCGGCTTATACCCTGCCTCAATGCACCTATGCAGTGTTATCTCTAGGCAGTCTCTAGCGATTGCCTGTACGACGTTCTCTATGAGCTTGCCTCCGTACGTCTCTTGTG